CACAAACTTCTGCGGGTCGCGTGAGCACAGGAAAATCCTTCAAGTGATATGCGATAAATGCACGCGTGCCGGAGATAAAAACTCTTGTGGATATACACGCGAGGCAGAATTATTACACGAGGCGTGTCGTGAGGATTGTAATTGTCAGCACAAGATAGGCGAGGGCTGGTGTAAAAAGGCATAAAAAAACCCCCACGCGGGTATGCGTGAGGGTAATTTTATTCGTGTGTTATGTACGCGATTCTTTCTCGCACCATCTACACATGCCAGCGCGTTTAATTTGAATTGGCGTGTGTGGTTCTGTTCCGCATTTAGGACATCTCATTTCATATCGCCTCGCCTATGTAGCAGGGTTCGCACATCTCCCAACGCTTACGCATTGGTAGCGTGTAGATTGAAGTTTCATACGGCAACCTAACCCAACTATCGCAGGTATCGCAGTTATCCCATACCTGCCTCATTAGTTCGATTCTCATAAATCACCGCCTATGGCTATCGCGACAACCACAGATACGATTATCACTACACTTAACGAGAGCCAAATCAACAAGCGTAACTCCTCTTGCACGCTAGACTCAAGATACTCAAAGTCCTTGTCCATTTAACCTCTCCTGTCTAACGAATAGCGCACTAGCGCCCATGATAGTTTCGGTCGTGATACCTGCCTCATCTTGTATCTTGTGTCTTTCGCGCTCATCTAACCCACCCCATACGCCGGATAGGTCGTGATATTGCAACGCGTAGTTAAGGCACGCCGTAGCGACAGGACACGAGGCACAGACAGCAGATGAACGCTCGCCTTCCTCTGTCTTGCGCCAAGGAACCATCTTGCCAGACGACCCACGCCTAGGCTCAGGAAACCAATCATCAGGATTCTCTGCACCTACACACGCGCCTTCACTCATGAAACTATCGTTGATATTTATACGCTTGAGCCTCATAACTTTCCACCTTTCGTAGAGAATACGCGAAATGTACATTGCGTGTTAAAACCTATGCAAGGTTCCAACCTATCTGCACCACATGAGGCGCAAGGATATTCCAACGGATTATCCAAGTCAAACTCATCTTTGCCTAGTGGTGCGTATGAAGCAAGTGTGCGTTTCTTACTTTGATAGTAACGCAGGGTTACGCGTACAGGTCCTTCGACCTGCCAATCGTCATCTATCTCTAGCACCTCGCCAGGCATGAGGGAAACTACCGCGCGTTTAATATCTTTATTACGCGTGGAAGGAATCCACTCTAAACTTTCCCAGATGTACTTAACCTCTCGTAGTGCCATAGATACTCACCTCTAACTGTTGCGCGTAGCCACGATATTCTTTTTCCTTCTCGTACATATCGCGTGCTATGTGTGGGAAGCCTAGTCTATCAGCCCTCTCTGCCTCTTTAGCAAACAGGTCTGCCCTGTGCCCGTAGTAATACGAAGGGATATTCGTGCGTTCGCGTTTCATGATTATTCCACCCCCCATGCTGTGGGATAAGTCGAGTCAAAGTAAGCCCTATCGGCTGGGTTATAGCACATACAGGATACTCTTGATTGCGTACACTCAAGGCAAGCCGAACATCTTGGGCAAAAGACATTTTCCCAAGTGTCAAACTCTGTTGCACATACCATGCACAACGCCCAATCTAAAGTTCTTGCTGAACTTTTACCGCCTATCACACTTGATGGGTAGTGTGAGTCGTAAGATAGTTTTGCTTGTGTGTAGTACGAGATGTCGCATGAGTCATTACTCCACCAAACTTCCGACTCATCATACTTGCCCGACTTCTCGTGTAATAGATACATTTGATACTTTGCTTTCGGGTTAACTGTCAGGACAACAACCTTGCTACCTGATGTGAACTCCTCAAGTACCGACCACATCTGAGGGTCATCAAGCGCAGTAACTCCACCCATGCGAGGCAGGATAGATTCTGCGAGGATACGAGTATCGCTTCGGTCTGACTTTTTCTCGTCAACTGTGGGTAATATCCCGTTGTGTGCAAGGAAGGTCTTGGTGTCCCTGCCTACCTGAAATGGGTGGCAATTCTCAAGGCACATACTCCCGTGAGTAGCCAACCTAGCGTGCCATAACGCGTAGCCATGAGGATACTTGGCTTTGAGTTCAAGGAAATCGTTGATTGCCTCATCTGCGTTCATGGTATGACCCACAAGGATACGCTGTTCCTCTGGTATTGCGATTGCGTACCCAAATCCGTCAGGATTGTTGAGCGCAGAGTTCTCTAACTTCGTGCGAGAGGGGAGAACATTGGGTGGAATTACACATAACATACACATAATTTACTTCCTTTCGTGGGTTGGGTGGATTAACCTTCGTGGTTATTGCGTGATGGTATGAGTAATTCTAACTTAGCCCACAATTCGGGATAAGTTTCCTTGTGTGTACCTGTGTAAACCATGTAGTTACCCCATGTGAGGGAACCTTTAGCAACTTCCGGCGTGGACATTTCTCGTGTGAACTCCACGAGTGATTGAACTAGGCTGAGATTTGCAAGGATTCTGTCCTTGCGTAGAGTGCCACGAAAGATACGAATCTCTATCGTGTCCTCGTTCGTGGTATTTACTGCTTGATAACGGCTTCTCTCGCGACCTTTAACCTTGTTCTTAAGATGTTCTGCGCCTGACTCATACTCTCCATTGGAGTCATACGCTGCATACGAGGTTGAGTGGCGACCTGCGAAGGCTGTTAAGAACCTCACATTACTGCGAAAGAACTTACAGAACCTAAACAGGTGAGGGTCATTGTCGAACGCTGTACGGGAGATGTGAACATGGAAGCCACAATTTTCGGTATCCCATGCTGACGCGTTGAAGTTTGAGCGTAGAGTATCTATAATCTGGAAGGGAAACTCCTTGCGTGTCCACTCCAGCGTCATAGGGTGTCCGACTATTTCCATGCCGTTGTCGAGTGAGCCGTCAGACTTAAGGAACGCGACATCTTCTGACACCTTGTTCTGGAAATACTTAGCGGGTTCCTCGACATTTTGGTTGTTCTCGTCAAACTCTGTTTCAAGTTCAAAACCGAGATGATATTTTCCTTCCCCGTGTAAGACCCAATCAGGATTATCGTTTGGCTCGCGGAGTAAATCATATCCGTGATTGTGGTACTCCCTGTTTCTGCGCCAGTAACTTTGGTCGCAACGCTCACAATACAACCGCTGTTCGTTGCATGAATCACAGTAAGTCCGGTCATCTTGTGAGTCGTAATGTGAGTCGTCCTCGTGAACATAATCTGAACACTCATCACATTGGACTCCATTTTGTTCGTGTACCCATGCGTAGAGGCAATCTTCACAACCTCTGAATCTTTCACCAAGAAACACCCCCGTAGTTTCGTTGCCTTTTGGAAACTCTTGCTCACAACCATCAGCCTCGCAGATGATGAGGCATGTGTCATGAACAATCTTGTTATTCCAACCAATTACTGTGTGAGGATTGGTCATGATGAACTTGTTACACGAGTAACAAAGGAGTGGAACATAATCCAATCCCGTTATTGTGTATGTAGTGTTGTATCCGCCAACTATCTTCATGTAGCACCATAGGTGAGCGTAACGAGTCCTTTCCTCATCATTTTCCACGCTTACCAAGCGGAAAACGCCGTCAAGAACCTCATCACCGGTAATTTCTCGTGCTACCCTTGTGTACATATCTGTTTCACAGATTACACAATGGATATTTTCAAGTTCCTCTCCCTCGGACAAAGGAAAGATATTAACATTCATCTCGTGTCCATTCTCGTGAAATAAGAAACTCCCCCGTAAAAACTCTACGAGGGGAGATTCCAAATTGGAGATATTCCAACAGCAAAACCCTACCATAACTCTCTGACCAGCCAAAATAGTCCTTTTAAGCCTTATTACGATTCGTGGGCATGTGTGTAATTGGGTGCGTGGGCATGACAGCAAGGAATGTACTATGTGTGTGTGCCCATCCACCCACACGCGTAAGAATCGTACGCGTGGCAGCAAGGAATGTCTTACGCGTGTGTAGGTGTGGGCGTGTGTGCGTGGGTGCGTAATTTGCGACACGCGCGAGCGCGTTGCAGAAAATGCAAAATTGAAAATTGGCTACAAATCGAAAACAGCAAACCGACAGCGCCACCAACACAAACAAGAAAAACGCCACGCCAAAAAAAGCTGAAAACCACCCATAACCGCAGGTCAAAGGCATAAAAAAATAACTTTCAAAATGGGCTATACAAAATAAAAAAAGTGTGAATATAATTCTCCTAATGGTTCGGAACCCTTCTGAACCCTTAACGAAAGGCAAAAAAATGTCAGGAACCCAAACCGCCCAAGAAGTCGCAGACCTAGCCCTCGACTCGTTCGCGTGGGAGTTCGCTTCCAATCGTAAAAGCGCCGGAAACCGACTCCTTGCCGGATATGGAAAGAACCACGCAAGCGCCTCAAGCGCCCTCAGAAGCACCGCCCAGAGCCTCGCTTCTTTCGAGCGTGAAGGCATGAAGGAAAGTGAAAACGACTCACTAATCGTCAATTTCATAATCCACACCTACACGAGCGCCGCGCTTCTCTCGAAGCAGTTCGAGAAGGTAGCCACACCAGCACCAGAAGCCACCAGCGCCACACCAGAGGCAGAAGCCAAGCCAGCCAAGCCAAAAGCACCAAAGAAAACCAAGAGCCAGAAACTCGCCCAAGTCGTGGACTACGCGCCGAAGGTGGAAATCTCCGGCACAATGTCCGAGCGAATTACTCCGGAAATGTTCAGCCTTCTTTCAAAGTTCGCCGAAGCCTTGAAGTCGAGCGAGTAGTCGCACCCGACACAAACTCGAACGCGTGGCGCGTGAGCCTAAAAAACTCGCGCGCCTCACGCATGCGCGCGCTGGGGGCTCCGCCCCCAGACCCCCGTGAAGGTGTCGCGCAAGGCGCGACCGACCTTCTAAAGATAAACATCGACTCGCCGCGCGTCGCGGCGACCCCGGTTATTATAATCCCCGCTGGGGATAGTATACACTATCGCCCCAAATAATTTTTCCAGGATATGCCCGTATAGTAGTACTTTGTCCTAATATAACTAGTGAGGTAGGTCACATTATATAAGTCATACCGTTCGTTTTCCTTATTTGAACGGGTTAGTTATATATGTACGGTAAAAACGAGCGGTACGAACAAGCGAGTTTTTACAATAAAGGTTTCATCAACTCTCTCGGGCTTTTTGCCCTCGAACCATATGAAACATATGGGGGGTAGCGAGCCGCTAAAGCGGCGAGCGAAGGGGGGAAAGATATGGGGAAAAACATTGGGCGCTAAATCAGGTGCTGATAACTTCAACGCTAAGGCTCTAGTCGAGGCTAAGCAGAAGGTATTGGACTTTGTGACACAGGGACTGTCAGTTCAGGATGCCCTACATAGGATTGGTCGTAAGCCAGAGGCGCTGAAGTATTGGCGCAAAGATGAGAAATTTGCTAAGGCGTTAGAACATGCCCGAGAAGAAGGCGAAAAAACCCTCGCCACCGCCACAGGGGATGCCAAGTATGAAATTGGCTTTGAAGAGTTCTCTAGGGACTTTCTTGATTCACCCATCTTCCCCCATCATAGGTCTTGGATAGATGTTCTTGAGGGACGGGAACCTTCCTATATTCACCCTTCGATGACCTATGAGGAAGCCTCACCTAAGAGGTTGCTCATCAATGTGCCACCAGAGCACGCCAAGTCTACGGTCATCACAGTCAACTACTGTGTATATAGAATTGCAATGGACCCTAATGTCAAGATTACCATCGTCTCTAAAACTCGCGAACGCGCTATGGAGTATCTCTACTCCATTAAGCAAAGACTCAGCCACGAACGCTGGGCAAAACTCCAGGCAGTCTACGGTTCGACCGGAGGCTGGAAGGAAGACGCGGATACTTGGAAGGCTGATAGGATTTATCTTGCTCGCGATTCTACGGAGAAAGACCCAACGGTCCAAGCCCTAGGTATCGGTGGTCAGATTACTGGTGCCCGTTCCAACTTGATTATTCTTGATGACGTTGTGACTACATCAAACGCTCATGAATGGGAGAAACAACTCTTATGGCTCCAACGAGATGTAATAACACGTCTTGGTGACTATGGTAAGTTACTTGTGGTTGGTACCCGTATTGCTTCTAATGACCTTTATAGGGAGATTCGCAATCCTGACCATTGGGTCGGCGGTAAAACTCCCTTTACATACTTTGCAATGCCAGCAGTATTGGAGTTCTACGATGACCCCAACAAATGGGTCTGCTTATGGGAGAAGTCACACATACCTTGGGAAGGTGCTGATGGTGGTTTACTTCCAGATGAAAATGGTTTATATCCAAAATGGAATGGCCCTGCTCTCTTCCGAAGACGTAGCGAAGTCTCACCAAGCGCATGGGCGTTGGTATACCAGCAACAAGACGTACAGGAAGATTCTATATTTGCCCCTGCATGTGTCCAAGGTTCGGTTAACGGAATGCGAAAACGAGGAGTCCTAAAGTACGGCTCTGCTGGACATCCTAAAGATTTGGGACCAACTTATACTATTATGGGTCTTGACCCAGCGATGACTGGTAATACTGCAGCAGTTATTATGACTGTAGATAGAACCTCACGCAAGAGATACATTATTGATGTTGAGAATATGTCTGAGCCTACTCCACAAAAGATTCAGGCTTTGATTGAAGACTGGGTAACTAAGTACCAGCCCCAAGAATTGCGTATTGAAATTAACGCTCATCAGAAGGCTTACGCACTTGATGAGGATTTGCGTCACTATCTAGCAAATCATGGAGTTAAGTTCTCCAGCCAGTTTACTGGTAAGAATAAATGGGATACCGCTTTTGGTGTGGCTGCTATGTCAGGTCTATTCGGTACTATGCGCAGCAATGTACATCAAAAAGATAATCTGCTTGAACTTCCTTCTCAAGATGGTTCCGAAGGAGTCAAGGCTTTAATCCAACAGTTAATTACTTGGAAGCCTGACACTAGAGGTAAGACTGACTGCGTTATGGCTTTGTGGTTTTGTGAACTACGTGCTAGAGAAATCATTGGTGGCTCAAGTATTAATCAGAGTCACTTAAACAATCGCTGGGCAACCAGGAAACAAATTGATAATCGTTTTACTGTAAACGTAAACGACTATGAATTTGCCGGATATGAATAGGATAATGGTATGAGTAAACCAGCAAACATAAAGACAGGTTCTCTTAAAGCAGGTAAGAAGTTAACAGCAACACAAGCGGCTGCTTTAAAAAAATCAAGCAAAAATATTAATATTATGAGAGAAGGAATAGGATGGATAGCGCCCTATAGTCCTAAGAAAGCCGTTGCTGCAGTAAAGTACGGACCAAAATTAGTAAACAAAACCATTAAAACACTAAGGAGCAAGTAATGCCAGCACCAAAGAAAAACGCTGTAGTAAAAATATCAAAATATATTAATAAAAAAGTTGCAAAAATGAATGCTAAACCAGGTACAAATTCTATGATTACACCAGCCCCCAAAAAACTTAAACGAGTTAAGCCAGAACTTAAAAAACCTTTAACGACTCCTAAGTCAAATGTTAAAGTAAAAGACTCTACCAGTAGAGACCCTTTTGCTGGAATGAATAAACCAATGGGACCTCTTACTCCTAAGCAGCAAGAGGCACAACGTCTTCGTGCTTCACAAATTCGTATGGATAGAATGCGTGCAGCAGAAGCCAAAGCAAAGAAAAACAGATAATGCCAGCCCCTAAAAGAGGTGCTGCAAGTGAAGCGGCAAAACTTGCCAAACTTGCTACTAAAAGTGGACGCGTTGCAAAAGACAAAGCAATCATTGCACGCTCTGCAGCGTTGAAAGAAACTCCTAGCATGACTTTAGGGCAAGCCAAAGTAATGAAAAAAGGCACTGCAAGTCTTGCAAAAACAACAAAAAAGATTGCTAAACAAAGTACCAGAAAAAAATCTTATGGTAATACAACTATTGGTCAATCAAATGCTTCTAAAGCCGAATGGCGAAAAGCACTAGGTATGCCTGAAGAAGTTAAAGGTATGCCAGGATTAAGAACACCAGATTTGTTTGCTGCAAGAAAAGGTCCAGACAATATGCCTTTAAGCGTGGCATTAAGAATGGATTATTTAAAAAATGCTGACGATGCAAAAGCATACGCTGCTTCATACCGTCAAGCAAAACGTGAAGTTAAAGGATTTAAAAAAGCAACGCAATCACCTGTAAAACGTACAGCAAAGAAAGTTGCTACTTATGGTGGTGTTGGTGCAGGTGCTGCAGGCGCTGGAGCATATGCTATGAAACCTAAACCTAAGAAAAAATCTAAGTAAGGAAAACTGTGGCATTATCAATTGAGCAAATCTCGAACAAAGTTGAGAACTTAAAAACTCGCTTTGCAAATCGAGACGCACGGATGCAAGATGTTCTTGCTGTCCGTAAAGGTCGTATGACTGAGGTGTTTCCTGATTTATTTCCAGAGGGAATGACATCTCCTATGGTAGCAAACTTTGTCGATGTTGCTGCTCGCGACCTTGCAGAAGTTCTTGCTCCGCTTCCTTCTTTCAATTGTGCCACAACTAACATTACTTCTGACCGCGCTCGTGCTTATTCTGATAAACGAAGCGTAATTGCTAACAACTATGTTTATGAATCAAGACTCCAGAGTCAAATGTACTGGGGTGCAGACTGGTACTTTACCTACGGATTCCTTCCTATTCACGTAGAACCAGACTTTGAAAGTAAATTACCACGTATTCGCGTAGAAGACCCAATGGGTTCTTACCCAGAGTTTGACCGTTTTGGTCGTTGCATTTCTTACTCAAAGCGTTATTCTAAAACTCTTGGTGAACTTGTAAATGATTATCCTGAATACCAATACCAACTTCTTGGAAAACTTGGTTTCAGTCAGAACTTAAATACTATTATAGAAATTATTCGTTACACAGATAAAGACCAAGTTGTCCTGTTTCTTCCAACTCAAGGAAACTTAGTACTTAATCAAGCAAAAAATCCTCTTGGCAAAATGACTGTACGTATTGCTCGCCGTCCCGGTGTCGATGATGAACCGCGTGGACAATTTGATGATGTTTTATACGTACAATTAGCACGCGCTCGTTTTGCCAACCTCGCTATGGAAGCAGCGGAGAAAGCAATTCAGGCTCCGCTTGTTGTTCCAACTGATGTTATAGATTTGCCGATGGGTCCAGATGCAATCATTCGTACTGCTACACCGCAAGGTGTAAGTCGAGTTGCACTTGACATTCCAGCGGCAGCGTTTCAAGAGCAATCCGCACTACAAAGCGAACTTCGCTTAGGAGCGCGGTACCCAGAAGGACGCACCGGCAACATTGATGCAAGCATTATTACAGGGCAAGGCGTGCAAGCCCTTCTGGGTGCTTTTGACTCACAGATTAAAGCAGGACAAACAATTTTGGCTGAGACATTTGAAGAAGTTCTTGGCATCTGTTTTGAAATTGATGAGACATTCTTTAATGAAGATAAGATTGTTCGTGGAATATCACAGGGTGCTCCTTACGAACTAGAATACAACCCTGGCAAAGACATCAAGGGTAACTACACAATTGAGGTACGTTACGGGTTGATGGCAGGATTAGACCCATCTCGTGCACTAATCTTCTCATTGCAAGCACTTGGTGCTGGATTAGTTAGCAAAGACTTTATTAGACGCGAACTTCCTTGGATGCTTAACGTTACCCAAGAAGAACAGCGTATTGAAATTGAAAAAATGCGTGAAGGTTTATCCACAGCAGTTATGGCTAGTGCGCAAGCAATACCAAGCATGGCTGCACAAGGACAAGACCCATCTGTACTGATACAGCAACTTGCGGACATCATTGAGCGTAGGCGCAAAGGTGAAAGCATAGAGACTGCTGCGTTGGCAGTGTTCAAGCCTCCGGCTGCACCTGAACAACCAGCCCCCGAGATGACACCACCGGCTTCCCCGAATCCGGTTGAGCAAGCGCCCCAGTCCCCGGCGACTCCCGGAGCGCCCGGTGGTGTCCCTCCAGCAGGGGCACCGACAGATTTAGCATCAATCCTAGCAGGTTTACAAGGAGCATAAAATGGCAGGGGACGCATACAAAGAAGCAAGTGACAAGATAAATGATTTACTCGCAGAACTTCCAGAAAAAGAGATGGATGTTAATGGAAATATCTGCACTGGTTGGTTTATAGTCACAGAATGGTTAGACGGGGACAACTCATACCAGATTGTTGGTTGGGGAGATGGAGCAAATGCTCCTTGGAAGTATGACGGAATGCTTAATTACGCAATTGCGCAAGAATTAGCATATGAATCAGATGATATAGAAGAGGATTAAACATGTCAGTACCAACTTATGCAGTATCTGGACCAGGAAAGTTTGCTAAACCTGCGAAGATTTCTGAGGCTGGTGGCGGAGCCTACGGCGAGCGCCTTGCTTTAAGTAATTTGGAATCTGAAACACCTGAAAATGGTAAATCTCCACAACGTTCTCAGCCACCTATGCAGGTAACTCCAGCATTTGCACCTACAGATGGTAGTTTGCCAATGTCAAATGGTTCTCAATACGGTTCTGGTGCTGGTCGTGAAGTAATGAGTCCTCAATCACAAGGTTTAGATGATGCAGGGGTGTTTGCTCGTGCATTATTTGCTGCAAATCCAACTCCTTCCACTCGTAGATTAGTAGAATCTTTTGAAGCAGAAGGTCGTTAATGGGTTATAAACCACTAGGACCAGGTACTCCTGACTTTGACGCAACCACAATAGGTAAGACGGCAACGGGTTATATAGATAGAACTCCCGGTATTCGCGCTGTTGTAGAAAATTTAAACAAAGGCTTGTATGGAAACGCGCTAGAAAACTTTGATAAATATGTTCAGATGTATCCTTCAATGGATAAAGATTTAATTGTTGCTGCAGTTAAAAAAGGAATTCCTCCTACCGCTCCAGGTATAAGCAAGATTGCAACAATCGACGGACTTGATAATCTTATTAACAAAAATGCAGACTTGCAAAATGTTTCTTTGATGGCTAAAAAAGATAGAAACGTTGGTCAGGTAATACAAGACAACATCTATGCAGGTTTTAAAGGTACAGTTCGTACAGGTTTTGCAGCATTGCAGCATCCATATCAAGCAACAACTAACTTATTTAGAAATCTCTATGCTGTTAAAAATGGTGAAATAAATTTAGATAAAGCAATAGTTAATACTGCTACTACATTCTTAGGTATGTCTGCCAACACAAACCTTGGCGCAATGACAACAGATTTATTAACTGGTAAAGGTGTTGATACTGGAACTGGCTTCTTTGTTGACCGTGAATCTAAAGTAGGAAAAGCACAACGCGATGCTATGACTGCTTATGGCAAAATTGCTGGTAAATCTTTTACTATTGGTCGGGCTCAAATGAGCGGTCTTGGTGCTCATCCAGACAGCACGTTCTATAAAATATCTTCTGGTATTATTGACGCAGTATATAATATTGCTCTTGACCCTACTACTTGGGTTGGTCCAGGTGGAATTACTAAAGTAATTCAAGGTGGAAAAGAATTAAAAGGAGCAGCAGTTGCTGCCAAAGAACTTTCTGGAGAAATAAGTGCAACTGAAAAAGAGTTGCGTGCTGTCTCTGCACAACTTAAAAAAGATGCTACCGCACAAAAAACTGGCATTCGCCGTTCTTATGTAGATAACGTAGAAGTAGCCAAAACTAAAATTGCTACCAGACAAGGCGCTGTACTTGCTGCAGAAGAAGAACGCGCTCTTAAGATATTAACATCAGGGACAAGTCATGCTAAAAATGCTGCAAGCGATATGGCTAGAGTAACAATTGGTGATGATGCATTAGGTTCAATTCTTAATGATATATTACAACAAGGCAAAGATGGCGATGTTGTACAGCAATTTGGTCGTCTTTCTGCTGACAATATAAACAGTGGTAAACTATTTGATGGCGATTTAATATACAATGAAGTTCCTAGCATGGGAAATGTTTCTTTTGCAGCGGCTGGTGAGAAGGAATTTGTAACAACAGTTGTTGGCGAGAAGCCTTTAAATATCGTTGATATAACAAAACCAATAAATGTTGCTGATGAAAAAGAATTAGCAAGATGGGTAAAGTTTGTAGGCGTACTACAAAAGGCTGCAGTTAGTAAAAAAACTCCTGAAGCAACTCGTGAGGCTTTAGCAAATATTGCAGGTACTCCTGCAAACGTTATTAAATCAGCAGATGATAAGTTAATTGCTCCTGCTCTTTTTGAACAAGTAAGCCTTCTTACCGTTCTTTTAAAAGCAATTGAAAGTGGCGATGCTGGAGTTTCTAATATTATAGTTAATGC